TTGATCGAATCAAATCACTATTGTCAGGTCTCGGCGGATTCCCGGGCGACGATGCACGATGATAAACTTCTTTTCCTTTTGAGTTTTTTCCTCGGTGATACAGCTTGCCCGTCTTCGGACTATTGACCATTGATCTGATCATTCGATTGCGTATATTGTTAGCGCCTGTTACCAGAACATCGTATATATCATCTTTCGCTTCGTTGGCAAGTTTACGTTTTATCTTCAAGCCAAGTTCGGCAAAAGTTGTTCTTCGTCCGTAAAAATCCTGTATCTCTGTTTTAAATATTTCTTGACTCATGATACGAACTCCGTCTGTCCTTGTTCCTCAACTTCCTTCACGATCAATTCCAAATACTCGCCTCTTTCGTCTTTGTTGATTGCGCTGTATATCTTGAACATTCGGCCTTGACCGTCTGCACCATCGACGAATATCATGTTCTCACTCTGTACCGCTGGCATTGCACCGCCGAGGAAATCAACGCCCAGCGATTTATTTCTACGAACTACTATGACATGTGTTGGATAATCTGCTGTCTGCGTTCCATGCGTATACATCGCACCTATCACTCTGTTTGAAGATATAGGCTTCAACTCCATCCAAAGGGGTGTGATGATCTCATACGAATAATCGAAGCCGCCTGTTGTAGCATTAGGTGTCTGCACCGGTCTTCGTACTGATCCTCTATGTCTGAGTCTCGATGCAAGAAATGTCATATTATTTCCTCGTTGCTACCTTCGATTATCCTGCGTTCACATACGAATCAATACAATGTATTGTCTTTACATTTTAAACGCGTTAAAACCCGGTTTCCTGCAAGACTACGGCTATATTCTCGGTACTTTGTACCTTTCAAGGAGTTTCATCGCATCTGTGGGCGGTTCACTGGGGACAATCCTGTTTTCATACCCCACGATTGCCCATTGCATGATGCCCATGCGGATCATCTCGGGAACGTAAGAAGCGGTCGATCCATATCCTGCAAGGTACTCGATCTCGTATCCTTGAAATCCTCGTGTGTAATTCTGAGGAGGTGTTGTGCCCTCGCGTATGACAAGACGAGGACGGAAATCGTTTTTGATAATGTAGTAACCTGTCGAGGCAAATTCTGTTGCTGTGTCATCTTCGTCGATCGTTCGTACCTGTGTAATAGAAACGAGCGGGGGACGCGGAAGAACTATAGCTTCGTTCGGCCAAAAGTCCATCGCCGCAACGATGGTTTGCTCAATAAGAGCCCTGCCGAGAAACTGTTCGACTGCGTCCCTCACTCCCTTCAACAACATAGCGAGATAGACATCTTCTGCCGTGCCGTCAATGCGACCGAACGCTTTGAATTCGCCGATGGATATAGGCTCTTTGAGCGGTGCGGTTTTGACTCTTGTCCGCATGTTACCATCAGATGAAAGTAAGCGTTCGTTTAACATTGGTTAACTCCTCCGGCTTCGGCGTTCAGATTCTTTCTTGTCCTCTGTTTCCTTCTTCTCTTTTGCGTCCTTGTCTTCCTTTTTCTCGTTGGAGGCATCTTTGTTCTCGATCGGGCCTCGCGCCATGCGCTCCTCCTTCATAGGAACAAGTTCTGCCACCTTCATTGTATTGACGAATGTCCGGGCGAGTTTATCACCGACCGTATACGTTTCGTCTTTGATGTATTTCTTTACTTCAAAGCCGTTATCGGCTCCTTGCGTGTTTTGAAGCATCTTGATGTCAGGCACTGCATTCACCTCCCTTTAGTCAGTGGTTTACGAAGCGACCTGCGGTTGTACGCCCACACGTGTCGATTGATTCGTGATGCACCATTGTCCTTCTGTGAAACAGTCGAGTCTTAGCCACGCGCTGTTCACCGAACCGTTCACGATCATGATGCACGACAGGCTGGAAAGCGTATTGCCCATGACCATCGAACCTGCACCGGACATAATCGACAGATCAGACTGCCACGCACGCAAGTCAATGAACAGATGCGCTCCCTTTTCTGCACTCGGCAACTTCAGAGAACAGGTGGATGCCGCCGTGGTTTGAAGGAGCGCCGTGTAACCGTAACCTACGACGATTGTGCTCACCGCAAGTTTGGAATCCGTGGACAACGTTACGGAGTTGCGCGTGATAGGAGACAAGAGCAACAGGCGAAGTTCTGCGCCGGTAAAGTCCTGATCGTTGAAATTCAGATAACCGTCCTCTTTTACATTGAGGCGATCTCCGCCTGCGCTCTTGTGTACTTTCGGTTGGACTGTTGCATCTGCCATTGTGCTACCTCCTTAATCGTGACCCGGACAGGAGTGACCCCATCCGGGTCTATATTCGGCCATAGCCGCTTTGATTTGTTACCTTACAGCGTTACGTCAACGCCACCGGTCGCAGGCCAATTGGAACCGTGTCCGAGGCGAGCCGTCGCTGCGATACCGAGGGTGGAAAGATTGCCCTCTTCTTCGATCATCAGGCGGACGTACCGTTTGTCTCCGCGATAACCATAGGCGGTAACTGTGCCGCTCAACGAACTACCGTCGACCGAGAACAGAATGCCGCTCGTCAGGACATGGGCGAGAGACATGCCCGAGCCTATCACATGACTTCCTTCAACATTCGCATAGTCGCTCGGACCTGCGCCGAGTGCGGATGCGTCTGTGTGCATCATGCGAATTGTCCAGTAAGATGCAAAGGACACCGAAGAAATCTCCCCGAAGCTGATGTTGAACGTCAGGCTCTGGTATCCGCGAGTATCAACCGTTGCTCCCGTGACATCGGCATCAACAACCTGATGGACGATAGCAACGGTTTCAAAAAAACTGCTGTAATTTTCTTTCTGCATTTGTTTATTCCTCCTTTCCCGTTATAATGTTAGACTGACACGACGCCGATTTTACCTGCCTGGTAATTCACAACATCACCACCGACCCGACGCCGCGTGTAGAACTCAACAAACGGTTTCACGGTGTACGGATCGCGCTGCACGGTAATGCCAAGACGATCGACGATGGTATAGAACTCATTCCAATCGGCAATTGCGATGGACAGCGCGTTCGCGGCAACGACAGGCATCGTGGTGCTCATGCGCATCGGGAGGCCGAGAAGAGTGGACGGCTGACCGGCGAGAATCCCGGGACGCCAAATGTACTGACCGTCACCATCTTTCAGTTTCATAATGGACGCGACGGTGAGACGATTCATCGCCCACGTTGCACGCATAAGGTACTCTTCCATGAGGGAGAACTCAAGGTCGATCAAACCGTCTGTGGTAACGGTCGCCGCTGCGCCGAGTGCAACCTGCTCAACCTGACCATACGCCGTACCGTTCGCATAGGTGAGGAATCCGCGAGGACGAGCAACCCCGTCGCCCGTAACGAATGCGGCGCCTTCGGTGCGAAGCATTTTCTGCCCGACCTTGTTAGCGAGCCACTGTTCGATGTTGATCGAGCTGTCTTCCAGGAGTTTCTGCGTGGCGCGAGGCCGTGCATACTGGTTGAACACCTGAATACGTTTCTTCTTGAGCTGAGGAGTGGTAGTCTCTGCGCCGACCACAGTCTCACCTTCCCAACCATCGCCCGCCTCATCGAGATCCTCGGTCAGTTCCAATGCATCAGTACCGATCGTTTCGACATTGCAAAGCTGACGGAACGGATCGCCCTGGAAAATCTTCTCGACGATACGCGCGGACATGAACGGGGTTACCGTTACGCCGCCATCTGGATCGCTGCCGACACTCATCGCCTTCAGTTCCTCATGGGACATATTGGCTTCATCACGACGAAGGTACTTACGGAACGCGGCCCGGAATGCCTTGAACTCGTCCGTCTTGAGTGCTGACCGAATCTCCTCACGAAGATCGTCGGACTCTTTGCCCTTCGCCTCGCCCGCATTGATCATCTGCACGAGCTTGAACTCCGTGGCGTCCTTGATGAGTGCTTCTGCGACTTCGGACGGAGGTGCCTGTTTTCCGACACGCTGCATGGCAATATCAAGCGCGTCCATGCGTTTCACGTTTTCCTTGTCGGCCTGTTCCTGTCTGGTCAAGATATCCTCGATCTGCTTGTTGACTTTCGAGGCGTCCATCGCATCCAGTTTACCCTTGTGCTCGTCAAGGGTTTTCTTCACGTCCGCATACAGACGCTGTGCTTCGTCGTGGCTCTTCTGCGACAATGCGCCCACTTTCTTTACTTCTTCCAGAACACCTGCTACCACATCCGGCTCTGTGGTCGTGGTCGATCCGCCTTCGCCGTCCTTTACTTCAAACTTCGGGCGGCGATCGTCCACCAGGACACTGTTGCCCCCTCTTGAAAACTGATGCTTCATATTTGTACCCTCCTTTTCGTTTTTACTTTAATCCAAGTTCCGTGTTGATCTGTTTGAGTCCTTGCAGAAGCGAATGCATCGCCTCTTCGTTCCGTTCGCGTCCTGCCTCGCGCAGGCCATCGAAGCGCATCCTGCTGACTATGAACTTTGCTTCGGTACGAGAAAGTCCTGCATTGCGCAGGATGTCCTCTACCTCAATCTTAGTCGTAGCCTGTTCCAAAGCTTTTACCACTGCAACCTGCGCGGATGTCTTTGCAGGGAAAGTCACAATTGATGTCTCCCATAAATCGACTTCCGTGAGCGTTCTCAGTTTCTTCTTCTCGTCAATCGTATAACCGATTGTATTGAAGCCTATCGACAGACCGCGAATGTACTTCTTCTTGAGGCCCGAGTGCGCACGCTTACCCTCAGGGATGTCGAGGTCTAACGTCCCTTCCATGTACAATCCTTTGGCGTCCTCTTGTATTACATCCCACAAACCAAGGGGATTCTTCGTGTCGTGCTGCCACAGTATCGGAATTCCTGTACCGTTGCGTCCGCCTTTGGCAATTGTTTTCTTGAATGCGCCTTTGGCAACAAGATCACCATAGCTGTCCGGCATCTTATCGAACAATGAACCATACCCTTTTATACGTCCATCTTCGAGTACGTCTTCTGCACGCACCTCGAACGGCATTTCCATGAATTCTTCGCGAGCACGCGACTTGCGTTCAATTAACATTAGACGACCTCCTTTGAACTGTTTTTACTCGATGATACAACAACGCACATCTGCAATTGATCACGTTCGCCGCGCTTCCTTTATGATCACCGGGGTACATCAACTTCTCCCCACCCACATCGAATGCTTCGTTCTGTCCTCTTCGTTGTCCGTTCGCCCGTATGTGAGAGAAGCGCGTCCGTTCATCAAGTACCGATACCCATTCGCGCTCAAACTTCAACCTTGTTGACTCAACCGCTTTGTCTGTGCTCAATGTTGAGGCTGTATGTACTTCCGTTCTCGCTATACGTTTCGCACGTTCGATCGACAATGCAGGAATCTTAGTTCGTATGAGGTTTGCCGTTTCTCCATAACTCATTCCGTCGTGTTGGCCTCTGCTTATCTGTCGTGCTATTAACTTCTTCGTGACGTTGTTCAATCCTACCGCTTTGCTTGCCGCGTGCGTCCTTGCCCATTGATTGAAGAACATCCAGAAATCGTCGCGCATACTTTTCTGCTCTTGCGGCGCTTCTGCCTTTAGTTTTGCAATCTCTCTGAATACGTCTTCGCTGAATGTTGTCGCTGTTCTCCTGTAATGGCGAATTAATATCACTCCCAATATCGGAACGTCTCGATCGAGTACGGCGTCTACATTCGTGATCCCATGCTGCACAAAATCCGCGGCTGTGTGAGCCTGCCGAATCATCAGAGTCTTCAACTCGACACGCATTGCCGCTTCCAGACGGATCATCTTGTTGACAAGTATCCGTTGCCATCTCGCCTTCGACGCCTCATTCTGAATGTCGAACATTATCCACCATATGCTTCATCGTCGAGATCTTCGTCTTTCTTTGCATCGTCAACAGGCTTCTTAGGAGGTTTCGCAGGAGGCTCATCAAGTGACTCATCCACCGGGTTTGTCACCTGATCAAGCGGAACCATGCTTGCCGGTACAAGTATCACGTCTCCTTCTTCGCCTACTGTATCGTATCCTACCATTTCGCGCTTCTCGTTCTCGGTTATGAAGGTTGAGCCGTTTGCACGATCCCATAGTTCTTTCCGTCTCGGACTCAATGCGGCAATCTCATCGAGGTCGGGAACAAGAACATGCTGATCGCCTTCAGCAAACAACCACCAATTGAACTCTTCGTTGTATCGACGAACATAATTAAGCACCGTGTCTTCCATGAAAGCAAGACGTGCTTGTTCGTAGTTTGCGTATGTATTGTCTCCCGGGATACCCAGAAGCTGAGGCGGCACACCGTATGCTAAACAAATGCGTCTCGCCTTCTCACGTCCACCTTCGATGTAATCAATCTCCGAAGGGCT